CTCCTGCTCGCCCGGGTACCCGAAGCGGAGGAAGTCGCCGACGACCAGGCCGGTGACAGCGGTCAGCTTGAGGTTCGTCGCCCCGGCCGGCGCGTCGGCCGCGAGGGTCGAGGAGTCGACCTCGACGACGGGATCCGTGCCAACGCCTGAGTGCGCGCTCGAAAGGCCGACATTGAGGTCGAGGCCGGTCCCGCCGCCGCCCGCGGTGCCGACGGTGGTGATCTTGCGGAATTCGCGGGAGCCCGCGGCGCCGATCATGATCTCGTCGCCGATGGCAAAGTTAGTGACGGCGGTCACCTTGATATTCGTCGCGCCGGCCGAAGCCGCCGCGGCCAGGGTCGTATTCCCGCCGCCGCCCGATGGCACACCGGCCGCGTCACCGGCGACCGAGACGGAGCCCGGGATCGCGTAGCCCATGACGGTCGCGCTGATCTGCGGGAGCGTCATCTCGAGCTCCGCCGTCTCGGACTGGATGTAGTCGAGGCCCTTCAGCGGACCAGGCACGCCGTTGAGGTCCGGCGTCCCCTTCTCCTGGACGACTCGGAAGACGTTGTTCTCCATCGTCGCCCCGAGGAGGTTCCCGTCGACGTAGACGTCGCCGGCGCCGATGAAGATCTCCTCCGCCGTCTGCGCGGTAACAGGCATCCGTGAGCTCCCTTCCGGCTCGGGCCCGCCTTGACGGGTCCGGCCCTATCAGCTGGCCTGAGCCAGCGGCGCCGAGTAGCCGTATATCGCCCGCTCGACGGGCTGTTTCGAGTCCGGGTCGATCGTCGACTGACCGCCGACCTCCTCGACCGTTAGATAGAGTGCCACACCCGCCGGCGACTTACGAGGCCCTTTCGCCGAGAGCGCGTCGGAGACCGCGAGATAGAGGTTCGTCGCCTCCTGATAGGTCCGCCCGTAGCAGTCGACCGAGAGGCGACCCGACGTCATCGGCGAGCGCGGCTTCCGACGCTCGGGCCCGAGCCGGCGGACCAGGACGAAGGCGACGCCATCCGCCTCGTCGCCGGCCTCGGCGCCGTAGACCCGATCGCCGACGATCGCCGCGACGGCGGTCGCGGAGCGGAGCTCGACGATGACCTTCCCGAGGATCGAGACCATCGCGCCGACCGCCATCAGGCCCGCCCGATCCGCGCCATCGCGCGCCTGATCGTCGCCGCGCCCCGAGAGGCGGCCGTCTGAGCGCCGGGCAGCAGGAACGGCCGCGCCGCCATCTTCCTGGTCCCGAGGTCGACGTAGGCGCCGTATCCGGTGTTCGTCCCGACGAAGCCGACGATCCCCCGGCCCGCCGGGAGCCCGTCGAGGATCCCGCCCGCCTCCGCGTGCGAGCCGACCAGGCGCCCGTCGAGATAGACCGCCGAATGGACGGAGCGACGGAGCGTCCCGCCGATCGGCGAGGTCCCCGGCCGGAAGCTCCGGTAACCGCCCCGGACCGGCGTCTCGCGCTTCGCCTCCGTCTCGGCGTCGAGCATGAGCGCGACCATCCCCGCGCGCGCGAAGTCATTCCGGAAGGCGGCGATCCCCGCCCGGTTCGGCTTGATCGTGACCTTAGGCGGCACGACGCTTGTCGATCAAGAGACAGGTATTACAGGATGGCCGCGAGCCGCTCGGCTCGTCGAGGAGGTCCTCCGGCTTGATCCGGACCTCGCGCCCGCAGAGCGTCTGAAGGCCCGCTCGCCCGACGCGGTCGGAGAAGAGGAACCGGCTCCGGACCTCGTGCTCCGAAGGCAGCCAGTCGTCGCCGGCCGGCGTCCACTTCCCAATGACGTTATCCATCCCGTCCTCCTCAGACGACCAGGCGATCGGCGTCGAGCTCAAGATGATGACCCCACCCGGCCGCGTTGCCGACGTAGTTGACTCGGTAGTCGCCGTTGAGGTCGGCGTCGATCGCGCCCGACTTGCGAATGACGACGTCCGGCGTCACGGTCCCGATCCCGGCCGCCTCGACGTAGATCCGGAAGCTCCCGAGGTTGACGTCGCGCCCCGAGACGCTGAGACGCTCGCGGGCGGTCCGAGGCTGGACCAGGCCCTTCAGCGTCGCCGCCGTCGACGTTGCGATGACGCCGTGACCCAGGTCCTCGCCTTCGGCGTCCTTCGGCGGTGACTCCGTCGTGACCCTGACCTCGAGCGTATGCCGGAGGAGGTCGTCGATCCCGCTCATGCGATGACGAGCCCGCCCTTCGGTCGAAGCCGACGAAGGATCCGCATCCGGTCAGCCGTGACGCCCGTCGCGGCGGAGGAGCTCGAGGAGCCGCCGTAGCTCTCCGAGTAGTCGCCGATCCGGCGCGACGTGATCCCGGCCGCGATGCCGCCGCCCGTCTCGATCCGGAGGACGTCGATCGTCGCCACCTTCCGGCGCGCCGTATCGTCGATCGGCAGATAGGTGACCTCGACCCTGTAGGGGAGCCAGTAGCTTCGCCCGTTGAGCCCGGTCGCGAGCCGTTCTACCTGGTAGCCGCGGAGGATCTCGTAGTCGGTCGAGTCGAGGGTGACGAAGCTCCCGCCGAGGACGTTCGAGGTCTCCCATTCGACGATCGAGACGATCGCGGACACCTTCCGCCGGAGGACGAGGTACGGCTGCCCGCGAGGGACGGTCAGGACCTCGAAGACGGGATCGGTGTTCGCGTAGGGCCCGAAGCGGTCGACGATCTCCGACTCGACGTCGTCGATCGCCAGCTGGATAGCGGCGTCCTCTCCGGCGACCCCGGCGGAGCGCGCCTCGGCGAGGGAGAGGACGCTCACGGCCTAAGCCTCCGCTGCGGTCTCGACCTGAGCGGTCTCGACCTCGGCCTCTTCGGCGGTCTCGTCGGCGGTCGACTTCGCCTTCTTCTTGCCCTTCTTCGACCCCGTCAGCCCGAGCCGCTCGGCGGTCTCGTCGCTGATCTCGTCGCCCTCGAGACCGAGGAGCCAGGCGGCCTCGACCGAGCCCTCCGCGGCAACCGCGGTCGAATCCGCGTTGACGAATGTCTTCTCCGTGAGCGTGTGCATGGTGCCCTCCTGAGGATCGCTGAGGCGGCGGATCCGCACTCCTGGCGACGAGCCTAGCACGTCATTCCGGCAAGAGAAGCCCGGCGCCCCGCAGACCGGGCAAACGCCGGGCGCCTCGAGCTCGTCGAGGACCATCGTCCTAAACGTACGCGCTGGCCGTCAGCGTGACGTTCGTATTGGCCGAGTAAGCGAGCTTGAGATAGCGCCAGAAGACGAGCTCCTGAAGGAGGTACGTCGTCGTGACGGCCGTCGTGATCGTGAGCGCCGTCAGGACGAAGGTCCGCGGCGTCGCGACGAGGGCATACGGGACGTTGAACCAATTGACCCCGTCGACGGAGCCTTGAATGTTGACGGTGACGGTCGGCGTCGCCCCGATGGCCGAGGTAATGACGACCGCGCCGCCACCCTGACGGTTACGGCGCGTCGCGATGTTCGTCGAGTCGCCATTCCCCGTCTGAGCGGTCGAGAGTGCGACTCCGTCGCCCGGGTTGACTTCGGTCGTCGCCATCGTTAGGTCTGCGTCCCGACCTTCGTCCAGGTCGGAGCCTGAGCGGTGCCGGTGTTGATGTAGAGGAGCCCGTTCGTCGTATCGGTCAGGAGCGAGCCCTTCGGCGCGCCCCGGCCCGAAGCGTCGACACCCGGCGTCGACTCGGTCACGGTGACGGTCGGCGTCGTGCCGCCGGTGAGCGCGTTCTCAGCGACCTCGAGCGCCGGCTGAACCTTCTTCGCGAGGTTCGCCCCGCTGAAGGTGACAGTCACGCCGGTCGGAAGCGGACCCGCGGCGCAGACGACGCCGCCGGATCCGATCGACGGCAGGAGCTCGAGCGCCGTGTCGATCGTTGCGGCGGAGGCGTTGTAGGCGATATCGCCCGTCGTGAAGCCCTGGAAGCGGAGCTTGAAGGTTCCGCCCGTCGGGGTCCCGGTCGTCGCGACCGTCTGGACCTCGTCGGTCCCGGCGACCGGAGCTCCGGCTGTCTGAAGAGGCGCCCCGATGGCGCCTTCGATGACTGGCATCGGTTCGTCCTCTCTCGTCTGGTCGTCGGGTTGATCGGGGAGCGGCCGGTGGTGATCCCGAGCCGCTCCCCGTTCCCCGTCACTCGGCCTAGATGCCGGTTACGGTGCAGAAGCCAGCCGGTCGGAAGACGACCAGCGCGAGACGCTCCTCGACGCGGAGCGCGAGGAGGTTCTTCTTGAAGAAGTCCGAGTGCGAGTCGGAGACCGCGAAGGCGATCTCGGACCGGCGGAAGACCTGAGCGGCCTCGCGGAAGGCGCCGACCAGGCCGGTACCCTCGGCGATCCGAGTCGTCTTCGTGACGTTCAGGCCCCAGATCCGCTCGGGACCGGCCTCGGACGGCGAGCCCCAGATATAGATCCCGTCGGCCGTCCGGAGGAGGCGGACCTCCTGCCAGTCGTTGTGATGCGTGACGAAGGCGTCGGCGTCGAGGAAGGCCCCGACGGCGACCTTCGTCATCGCCTTGTAGACCGCGTCAGGCGTCGGATCGGCGCCCTTCGCCTGAGTCTGGATGCCGACGACGTTGAGGATCCCGCGGAGGTTCGGCGCGGTGCCGTTCCCGTTGAGCAGCTGACCGTCCTCGCGCTGAGCGATGAACGTCCGGAGCCGGTTCTCGACGTAGCTCCGCATCGCGGGGACGTCGTCGAAGAGCTCGTCGGTGACCGGGAGGAAGGTCGCGATCTTGCGGACCGTGCTCGACTTCTCGGTGAAGGCGAGTGTCGACTCCGGCTTCGCGCCGCCCTCGGCGGTCTCCGCCGCGGCGTTCGTCGTCGTCGTCTCCTCCATGTAGGGGATCGCGTTCGAGGAGGTCGAGCCGGACGCCAGCAGCGCCGCGATCCGGCCCTGCATCTCGCCCGGCGTGATGATGACGGGGATCCGGATCGCCTGAGGCGCGTAGCCGGTCGCCGTATCGAGGGTCGCCTTCGTCGACCAGGCGTCCATCGCCTTGACGACGCCGCCTTCGGCGACGCTCTCGCCGAAGTGCTCCTCGAGGTTGAGCTCGACTGACGGCCCGCGCTTCTGCGTCCGGTCGTACTCCTTGAAGGCGTCCGACTCGACGAACAGCTGGCCGATCGACTTCGTCAGGACGGCGGGCGGAGCGCCCTCGTCGCCGCCTTCCTTCTTGCCGCTCGGGAACATCCCGCGCCGCTTCTCGGTCGCGTCCTCGGCCGCCTTCGTCTTCGCGGCGATATCGTCGAGCTCGGCGAGCTCGTCGACTTCCTTCCCGAGCGCGGTGAGCTCGTCATTCCGGCGTCGGATCTCCTTCGCCTTCGTCGGCGTGTCGCCCTCGACGAGCTTGACCTTCGAGAGGTCCATATCGTCGCCGGCCTCGGCGAAGATAGCGCCGAGCTCGTGCCGCTTCGCGCTGAGCTCCTCGCGCTTCGTGATCAGTTGCGATGGCATCCCGTTAGCCTCCGATCGTGACCGTCAGCCCGTCGAGGGTCGCGGTCGTGCGTGCATATTCGGCGAGCAGCTGCGCCCCGAGCGCCTTCGCGTCCGGGTCGAGCTCCTCCCTATCGGTCCGCGAGAGGAGCTCCTCGAGCTCCGCTTGCGTGTCTGCGAGCGCCGCGATCGAGTCGCGGAGTCGCGTGAGCCGGGCCCGGTTCGCGTCGGAGAGCTCGCGCCCTGCCTTGAGCCGGTTCTCCCGGAATTCCTTCGCCCGAGCGACCAGGCTCTCGACCTCGAGGGATGCCCGTCCGAGGTCGTCTGAGAACGAGGATCCGGATGCCAGATCATCGTCGTCGCCCGACTTGATGGATACGGTATGCGTCCCGATGCCGGCGCCGACCAGGGTCGGCGAGACCTCGCGAACGTCGAGCTTCTTGAGTCGGAGGATCGGCCCCTGCGCGTCCTTCGACTTCTCCCGCTCGAGGATCCGGTAGCCGTAGCTCCATTCCTGAAGCCCACGGAGCGCCTTGACCGTCAGGTAGGTGTCTCGACCGTGCGTCGTCTCGACCAGGAAGCGACCCTTCGCGAGCGCGAGGTCGCCCTCCTCGCCGATCGTCGCCCGCCCGACGGGAAGCCGCGCGCCCTTCTCCGGCCAGCTGGCGTGACCGTACGCGCTGATCGGGATCTCGCGGCCGGCCGGGAACGCGCCCGGCTCGGTTAGATGGCGGTCCTTATCGACGACGCCCGTCTTCGCGAACGCGACCAGGACGTCGCCCTCCTTCGCCTCGTCGAGCTCGAAGGAATAGGCCGACTTCCATCCGCTCTCGAGCTCGTCTCCGTCGGGCATTCGTCAGACCTCGCCTAGCGTGCAGTCCATCGCAGCGGACGGTACACCGCGGCGAGGCGCCGTGCAAGGCGATCGGGCGCGCTCGGTCCGGGCCGGTCCGCACTTGACAGATGACGTCCGCGCACCCTATCGTGCGGAGGACGGGCCCGATCGGAACGGGCCCGAGACCGAAAGGAAGGCCCCGATGACCCGCGACTACCCCATCGACCTCGAGACCCTCGAGCGCGTCGCCGACTTCTTCCGCGACGAGCCCGCCGCCGTGAGCCTGGTCCTCGAGACGGCCGACGCCTTCTGGCCGGTCGCGCGTGACGACTCGCCCTACGGCTACATCGTCCTCGGCGGGTACGGTTCCGAGGAGGACGCGCTCGCCGCCCTCGACGGCCGGAGCGCGAACCGATGACGCTCCTCCTCGAGTCGACCGACGAGACGTGCCGCTGCTGGCACCCCGCGTCCGATCATGACGAGGACGGCTGTCACGCCCCGACGACGATCGTCGGGGACGGCGTCTTCGCCCCGTTCCCCTGCTGGTGCGAGCGGTTCCGAGAGCCGGACGACGGCTGATAGGATGAGCCCATGACTGACCCGCGGACGGAGCTCCTCGCCCGGATCCGGAGGCCCTACGGCCTCGAGGACCTCGTCGAGCTCCGCGCGATCCTGAGCGACGCTGACGCCTACCTCGACGCGCATCCGGGCGACCTCGAGCTCGAGGGTGAGCTCGAGTCGATCGCGATGCTGATCTCCGGAGCCGAGCTCGTCAGCGGTTCAGCGCCCGACCGAGCTTGACCCGGAGCCGCTGAAGGAGCGCCGCGCGGTCCGAGTCGATCCCGAATTCGGTGATCGCGTTATCCATCCAGAAGTCGACCAGGCCCGGCCGTTCGGCGGGAGGCGACCGGAGGAGGTCGAGGTAGAAGTCCTCGCGCGTCTTCCCGAGCGCGGAGGCCATCTCGTCGAGCGGGAGCGTGTACTCGCGGTAAGTGTGATACCCGGTCTCGGAAGTCGGGAGCCCGAGCCGGCTCCGGAGACGCGCCTCGAGGATCTGCGACGACGCCTCGACGACACCCTCCTCCCATCCGCGCCGCCCGACGTAGTCGCTCGGGCCGGTCATCGGACTGACGCCGTGGAGAGCTTCGTGGATCAGGACCTTCGTGTAGTCCTTCTCGGCGTAGGCCGCCGTCCGCGGCGTGATCGTGACCGCGTTATCCCAGCCGAAGTGCGCGGCGCCGGCCGAGCGCCCGACGTGGACCTCACCCACCCACCGGGAGCGGAGGTCGAGCGCCGTGAGCTCCCGCTCGATCGCCTCCGTGATCGGCCGGAAGGCGTCGTATAGCCGCTGCGGCTCGCGGGCCCGGGCCGATCGAC